GAATTGCTTAAGATATCATTTACATTTGTACCATCAGCAAAAAGAAGTTTAGTTCCTTTGTCTGTTGTAGAAAAAGTTGGACCTGTTCCTGATACAGTTTTAACTTGAACCGTAAAAGCTCCAACAGTTCCATTCTCAACAATGTAAGTTTTTTCAATTGAATCTGGAATTGTTACAATTTGGTTTCCTGTAATAGTACCTGTTAATTTAATAACTGCATTTCTTGCGTTTGAAATCGTTCCATTAGTCATCACTAAGGCAGTAGTTTGAGCTCCACCTGCAATTGATATTGATTCAAATCCAGCAACTGCTTGTTGTACTAGGTTTAAGTTTGCGTTAGTTTTATCTCCCCATGTTCCAGAGGTTTCCCCTGTTACCATTAGTTCGAGTTTTAAATCTGTCGAATAACTTGATGCCATAATTTATATCCTTTATTAAATACTTAATTTTATTTGCCTTACGCTGCCTTGTCAACTACCGTCCATGTTGGACTCGCTCCAGGGTCAACAACAGCCCATGCATTTATCCCCATTATACCAGCTGTTACTGTTCCTGTCACTCCTGTTGGAGTTGCAGTAATACTTATTCCTGCTAAATAATCACCAATAACTATAGGGCCTAATGCTTGACCTGTTACAGAAACCCTTACATTAGTAAACGCATCTTCGTCACCTAATGCTGTTTGTAATAATCCAGCAGTTGTAACAACAACATTTGCGTCTGCTTTAATTGATTCCTGACCAACACTGATTGCAAGAGTTACTGGTGTAACATCTACTTCTACTGATGGGACAGCTACTTCCTCACCACCTTGTGAAATATCAGTTCCTACACCTTGACCCCATTCTCCTACGCCCCAAATTTGTTCACCCCAACGTGAAGCTGATGCAGTTGTAACAGGAACAATTACTAACTCTCCACCAAATGCACTATTTTGAGCAACGGTTGCTTGAGCTCCTGTAAATTCATATATTGAAGCTTGACCTAGAGTTCCTAACGATCCTGTTGCCGATACTCCAGTTGGTGAAGCTGTTGCTGCACCCGTTTGAACTGTATCTGTTCCAACAAATATTGTGATTCCGTCTCCAACTCCCCAGAAACCTTGACCCCAAGATTCAGTGCCCCATTCATCATTAACAGGACTTGTTACTTCAACTACAACTAACTCACCTGCAAAAGCACTTGTTTGTTGTGCAGCAAGAGTTACTCCTGTGATGTTTGGATCTACCGAAGTTCCTGCAACAGCGTTAGTTAATGCAATGGTTCTACCGATACCTGTTACACTAACATTTGCGTCTGCCGTGTTTGATTCATCTCCTAGTGAAACTGATAATTGTCGACCTGTGACACCGACAGTAGGGTTAGCTAAATCTCCCCAATTGTTTGCACCCCAAGTTAATCCACCCCAACCAATATTAATTTCATTTGTAATAGAAACTGAAGCGAGTGTTAAAGTTAACGCTTGGCCTGTTGCTTCAGCATCAGGTTCAGGATCTGCATTACCTTGAGTGATTGTTAAATTTTGACTTGCAGCGACTACAGCTACATCGATCTGAACACCTTCGTTACCAACCGAAGAAGCTATTGAAAGCGCTGTTGGACTTATGTCTGCATCTGCAGTTGTAGTTACACTTTGAACAGCAGATTGAATTAATTGTGAACCTGCAAGAACATCACCAAATATACCCCAACCATTTTCGCCCCAAGCACTTCCACCCCAACCAGCATTGATTTCACCTGTTACGGATTCGTCTCCTTGAGATATAGTTAATTGGACTCCTGAAGGTTGTCCAAAAGCATCTGTTAGGTTACCCCAAACGTTAAATCCCCACGTTTGTCCACCCCAACCATCAACGTTGAAGGCGTCTTCTGTTCCTATTGATAAAGATATGACGTTGCCACTTGGGGCTACAGAGTTAACATCACTCTGCCATGAGTTCGATCCCCATACATTAGTCCCCCAAGTAGACGCCATTCATAACTCCCTCGATTACGCGATTCTTAAAATAGCTGCTGAGGAAGTAAAGTTTGGAAATTGAATTGTAAAAGTTCCAGAAGTCGCTGTTTTATCTGCTCCGAAGTCCAAAGCACAAACTGCTTTGTTAGCTTCTGTTGAGTTGTAAATAAGCGCTCCTCTAGCAGTTAACGTTACACCTGTAAAAGATAAATCTGCAAAATCTACAATCGCTACTCCACCTGTTGCTAATGAAGTTTGTTGTGATGCTAAAGTTCCACCTTTAGCCGCGTATTGACCTGACGCCGATACTTCACCTGTTGCTGTGTATGCTGCCGTTGCAGCATTGATTGTTGCTGTAGATTTGTATAATGCTAATTTAAAAACGTCACCACCATTTTCTAAGTCGTGAACTCCTTCAAGAATTTCTTTCTTAAAGCTGTTGCAAACTGCTTGTGTTATTGCCATGTTATTTCTCCTTAATTAAATCTTTAATTATTTGGTGAAGGCGAAGGAATTTTGACCCTTGGCACTCCATCCATATACTCGTCTCTACGTCTTCTGCCCATTTGCTCCAACGCAAAACTTTGTATAGCTACATTATACTTGTCTGAATAGATTTTGTACATATCCATCGGGCCTTTTAAGAATTCATAAGCTTGTTGCATAACCGCATAAAATAGTAGGTCAGGCACATTTAAAGATAAGTATGTAGTAGTATTTGTAGATGTAAGAGCATCTGGCGTGTAGATATAGCTCAACTGCACTAGGTATTGTTTATCTGGAGCAGGAGCCATTATCAAAGTTGTTTCTTTCCAATTTGCATAATATTTAGGAAGACCTGTAGCTGATGTGCTGTTGTATTCAAATATGAATGTCGAATCTCTCTTATCTAAAAAATCTTTAGTTGTTGAGTTTGTTGTAGATGTATTATCATAAACCAAGAATGATCTAACGATTATTGATCTTCTAGTCGTAGAGCCTCCAGATGTGCCGGGTGCATTTGGAAGATCGAGGTAAGGTGATCCAGTGTTCAAGTTTGCTGTTGCATACTCTCTTGTGTAATCAGCATCTACTTCTCTAAATATACGAAGCTCAGCATCTCTAATCATGCTTCCAATAATAGAATCTGTTAAAACAGTAGAATCTACCTCTGTATAATCTCTTACCTTTTGTACTAATTCTGCAAACGTCATGATATTGTTATTGTAACACCTCCTGAGCTTACTCGTAACTCTCTTTTCTTATTTTCTTCATTGGCATTTGTAGATGGCTGCATATTATTACTTGTAAATTGACCAGGCCATAATGCAGGATCAAGATCGACTACAACAGGTGCACTTCTCATTGGTCTTGAGTTGTACAAAGCAATAGGATCTGCTCTATGTGGTTTTGGATCTAATTGTGGATGTTTCTTTTCAAATTCTGAAATATGTACTAATGAACCATTCCATTCTTTTACCATTTCTCTATACGGAAATTCTTGTCCTGATCTGTCAGATATTGACTTTGCGAATTTTCCTCTTGCGTATGCCATAATTATCCTTGTGGGTAATAAACATTAGGAGTGATATACACAGAGGTTCTTTGTCCATCTTCTTCTAATGCTCTTTTAAGTTCATCTTCATATAATAGTTTCATTGCCTGTATTCTTTCAGGTGCAATTTTTTGTGCTAGGTAAAAAGCTAATCCAGATACCATACATGGAAAGAATCTAAATGGCATATCAGATGAGTTTGTATAAGCTCCAGCATCTTCAATTCTTGCAAGATAATAATAAAATATATTAGTCACCGCACTCGTATCAGGAGCTAAATATAAACTTATAGTTGGTGTTATTTGTCTATCAACATAATACTGAGAAGGAGTTCCTGCCTGTGTCTTGTTAGGAATCGCAATATACTCAGATCGAGATACTTTTGTTAAAGTTTGTTGATTGCCTCCAGAAACAGTTACAACAGCTTCAAGAACATCATTACAATCACTTGGTGTTGTATATGTTACCTGGTTGTTTACTAAAGTTTCTGTTTTAGATTTGACTTTCCAAAGGTTAATACCTCTGTTACCCCATTCAGAAAAAAGTAAATTTAAACTTCTTCTAGCTGACTTGATGTCATGACCAGAATTTACTCTTACACCACATCTTTCGTAAGCTTCATTAATGACTTCATCAATTGTGATGTTAAAACTTGTAGTTCCTGAACTAGCCATTTCATCCTTACGCTAAGATTGCTTTTTGTAAATGTTTTGGTAGATTTTTTTGACCACCAACTAATTTACCTGTTTTTGCCATCATTGGTTTATTCATTTGTCCACCGCCCATTTTACCTTCAGCTTTTAATTTTTTAGTAGCACCCATAAGACCGCCACCCATTTTTGTATGTACTTTTATTCTTCCATTCTTCATATTATTTTACTCCTTCAAATTTTCCGCCTTTGACAGCAATACCCATGCCACCACAAGCAAGTTCTTTTGGTTTTACTGGTTTAGGTTTTTTCTTACCCTCTTCAGTTGCTTTTTTTAAAGCTTCTAAATATTTTTTGTATTCTGTTGCTTCTTCCATAGTATCTCCTAGTAATCTATCATACCACCATAGTATAATTTAGTAAACGCACCTTTCGATGCAAAAGTCTTAACATTTGTTGGTTTTCCGCCAACTCCTTGAGCTCTACTTCTTTTCCTCACAACGGCACTCCGTCTCTGGGAGTCTGTCATCCTTGCCGCTTTTGCAGCAGGGACGCACTTTGGATACTTCCGTTTCTTGTCCGCTTTGAGTTTTGAACGACCACAGGGTGCGTACGAACCATCTGCTCGTTTGCTTCCAATATCTACCCATTTTTGTGAAAACCATTTTTTAAGTCCTCCCTCTTTCATACCTGCAGGAACACAATTAGGAACCATACGATTCCCTTTTTTCTTCATGCCCTTTTGGACATAACCTTCCCAACAAGTACCTCGTTCACTCATTTTAATAAATCGCCGTAATAATTGACTAAGCTCTCATTGGACATCTTAATGCCTGCTGAGTCATGCTTAATAAATTTACCTTGATAAGCTTTAATTGATTCTAGTGTCTTTGCTTGTTTCTTATGTAATGCAGATGCTTTGTGTAATCCTTTTGCAACTTTACTTATTTTTGCTTCTGCACCTTTATTTGCAGCAGTATATTTTAATTTTCCTTTTTTATCATATTCAGAAATTGGATTTTGAATATCTATTAGTTGTTTTCTTCTTTTGTTTGGATCACCCTCTACAATAGTTTTTTTCTTTTTTGTTTCAGCATGTAAACCTTTATTTGCAGGTTTAGGTCCTTTAAAGTCTTTTCTTTTTACACCTGAAGGATCTTTAATTTTACCTGCACAAATTTTACTAGCATATGCATTAGCATATGCACTTGGATATACTTTGAATTTTCTTTTTGCGGCCGCTTTGCCTCTAGCACATAGTTTTGTCATTGTCTTTTAGCCTTTTTCGGTTGTACAACTTCTTCGATTGTATCACTTTGGGGCTAAACAGTAAATGTCCTAGCGAGAGGATTCTTTTTATTGGATTTTTTAGCGTATATTTTCTTTTTTTGTTTTTTCTTTTCATCTTTAGCACCACGTAATTTGCCATCAATTTGTTGTGTCATTTGTGATCTTGATATTGTCATACTATCTCCTTTGCACTTCCCATTATTGGTTTATATTTAGTTTTTCCTTCTGATTTATAAGCGTGTAAAAATGATGCTCTTGGTGTTCCCTCAATCCAGCTACAATGTATCCAACCGCTGTTTGGTTCACCCGGAGTGTAGAACTCAAGGATGAGCTGGTCTGGTGAAAGATTATTTTTAATCCAATCAAATAGTTCAGCGTTGTCTGTGCCAACACATTCGAAATCCGCCGCCTCAGCTTTTGCATGCTGGCTGTTTACTGAGCTACCGATGGCAGCACAAAGCTCAGGACTTCGATAGCCCGACGTTATCTTTACTCTGCCGAAATGATCACGGACAGGTTGCAAGATATTTTCACATAATGCTTTTAATTTTTCTATTTGTTCTGCATTAGGATTATTGTTTATACCCTTCCTAATTGCAGTATCTGATTTGGTAAGCTCAGACAAAGTGAAATTTCGTGAAAGATTCATAATTACTCCAATATTAGTTTTTTAATAGATAATGATCCATCTATATTTTTTTCAAGTTCGGCCATTGACTTGATGCAAGTATAATTTATGTTATTATTTTTATTAGTTCTCATCGCGATGCGTTTCCCCTTAAGGCAATCTGACATAGATTCTTGTATTCTGTGTTCCTTGATCTCTCCGTTGACAATCATAAGTAAGGCAATAATTAACTCTGTCACAATATCTTACCTTTGTTTTCACCTTTTTTAATAATATATTTTTGTGTACCATGTTTGCCGTGTTCAACAGACTTTTTTAAATTCTTAATAAAGTTCATTTGTTTAGCTTTCTTTTCCATGTCAGAAATATATTGCACAACTTGTCTAGTAATTCTTTGATCCATTTTCTCTAACCTTATCTTTTAATTTTTCAATATCTTCCAATGCTTTATCTAACTGTTCTCTTAAAAATTCTATATTAACTTTATTAGTCATATTCATTTCTTGAGTTTCTTCCATTTTCTCTACAGTCTTATAAAGATCCTCTATCAAAAAATGTTGTTCTTGATCCGTAGGGACTTGCTCACTTTTTTTAAGCAAATCATTTGTAAATAATTCTCTTGATGTCTCTAACGATACCAACCTCGCCGTCAGCTCTGTGTAACCGAGCACGCCCATTCCAACAAGAATTATAAGGCTAGCAACCGTTTTCATCGGCATCTGTACTGCAGCCGACTCCGATATATTTAAAGGTTTTTTACTCATCTTTCTTTTTATGATACATCTCGTAAAACATATTGTCACTATCCTCGGTTACAAATTCCGAATCTTCTGCATCCCAATAAGTATTTTGGACTTTATAGTCAGGCCAGCTGTTATCAGTAGTATAGCTATTAATGTGCCACAAAAGGCGATTATTAGGCTGAGCTGCATAATTGCCGTTATCAAGCTCCAATATATGTGCACACTTATGTTCTTGAGGAATTTCAGAGTGTTCAGTATCCAATATATTAACGTCTGGATGTGCCCAATCAATCGTAAATAAATATTTACCATG